TAACACAGCGCCTCCTTCGGCTTTGCGAATAATTTGTTGCTTGCCATCTTTGCCGTTGATGTAGTAACCATTGTGACCAGCTTGCTTGATGGCGCTCTGAATGCGTGGGTCTTCAATGAACTTGTAACTACCCTGAGATAGAGCATTGACCAAGTGTTTATTTGCATCAGGAATCTTGTTGAAGTCTCTGTGCTTTGCGGCAATCCCAGCAACGTTCTCAACGTGCGATGGATTCTCATAATCAAATGTGTTTTTCACGTCGCCGCCTTTTGATTTGTAATTCACATATTCTTCAGCTTTAAATTCATCAGGGGCAATTAAGCTATTGACCATGCCACCACTAGCAAAGCCAAACGTCTTCTTAGCAAACGGTTCAGTGCGCGGTAAGTCAGCCATACCAGCCTTATTGTTGATGCGAGCTACCTCAGCATCAGACAACACCTTGTTGACCTTCATAGACCCACCGATCAACCAATTACCCGTCATGTTGGGGTTGGTCTTGTAACGATAGTGTCCACCCTTGGGGATCTGGTCTGTGATGTGCGCCTTCACTGGGATAACCTTGCCCTGAGCATTGGTGCCACGCTTGGTCGCCTCAGCTTGCCAGTCCACGTCATTAGGCATCTCCACCTCAGCCCATGCATGGTTAGCAGGGCGACGATCTGGTGCCGTAACGGATGGGTCGGACTTCTCACCAATGTGGGTAGCCATAGGTAGGTCACCCGCATGCCAGCCGGGTCTGTACGCCAGAGCACCAATTTTTGACTTGACCTTGCCATCCTTCATGTCGCCCTCTTTGGCATCCACCCACTTGTTCATCTCAACTGGGGTGTTGGCGTCTACGAAGAGTGGGAAAAGTTTTCCGGGGTGATCCTTGTGGACACGGAATAGCTTGTACGCTTTGACGGTGCTCTTGGGTTCTTTCACTACTGATCCACCTTTGGCTTTGTTTTGAGTTTCTTTTTCTTTGTACATACGCGCCAACTCCATTAGGTCATTTGCACTCAATGCGGCATTCGTTGGAGCTTTGTCAATCACTGCGTCTTTAAACCGCTCAGGCAACCTCTTTAAAGCCTGCTTAGAGATCTCTTCTGGTGCGCGTGGTACATACGGTGTTGGTGGTGGCAACGTGTACGTATACGGCTCGTCAAACCTTCTTTTATTGGGGACACGAATGCCCCAACCAATTGGTTGTTGAATTATTTGACCAGTTTGCTTCTCTGGTGCAAATATAGCCTTGGCTGTCTTAGCCGCTGAACTCAAGCCACGAGCAATAGGCGCCGCAAACGTCTCAGGGTAGCTTCCCTCAAGACCTTGTTGCTTTTCCAAGTACTCACGATACCTTGGGTTTGACATGTCGCGCTCTTCTAGCACACTGAAGTAGTCGTCTTTTGATCCCTTTTTTGCCAGTGCTTGGCGCATTTCATCTACTGTAGGTTCCACTGCTCCACCTCCTGCTTTGTGTATCACCTGACGCGACACGATGCCATGTCCAACGTCGCGCTCCTCTTCGTACCGCACAGGGTCGTGCATTGGGTACAAGTGCTTGGTCGGTGTATTGATGTCAAACCGTGATCCCTTGGGGACTTTGTGCTCGTCCTCCATCGCACGGAACTGCTTCTGGTTGACCACCTTGGGTTCACCCACCGTAACCTCACCAATAGCCTTAGCCTTGCCTTCACCAGTGCGGACAATTGCCACGCGCTTACCGACGTAGGGGCGCAGTGTGTCGCTGTTGCGTGACTCAAGTGTCTTATGCCCATCGACGATCATGTCAGCGAACCTCAGACCAGCCTTGGTATCGCTCGCTACATTGATGCCCATAGGGGGCTTGCTTGGGGTCATGGAATGTCCTTCATGAGTGCCACGTATTATGCCTTCACCATCATGGCACGTCCACAACTTATGCGTTGTAAGTTTGGTGTCAGGTGGAGTAAACTCCAGTTAGACTGCATATGGGTTCACCTTGCCTTCTGCTCGCTTGTTGTACTCGTCGGCATCATAGATGTCGTCCTCGTCGTAATCCTCGCGTGGTGGTGCGTCTATGCTGATCCAGCCACCGTCACGCATGTACCTCAAGCCCTGACTGATACAGTCAACGAACTCGTCATGTGCCGTCTCAGGGAATGAGCAGATCTGGCTCACCATTCCTTCAGCCCAGTCCCTCACAAATCCCTTGCGTTTACCGCTCTCAGGCACCCACACACGCCCTGCGCGGATGATGTTAGCCACAATGCTCAAGCGCTGGGTTTTATCCGCTCTGCCGGGGTTATATCCAATCACTGGCAGGTTTGCACGTTGCAAGTCTTGAATCAGGGATATGCCAGCGGCTTTGTCCTCCACCAGCAGTAGGTCAACGCGCTTCTTCTCTTTCCCCTCACCGTACACCGTCTCGAACTCATCAATGATCTTGGGGCGCAGGTCAGGGTATGTCAGCTTGTCCTGCCAGCAGTCGATCACCATCACGCACATGCCGCCATCCAGTGGCTTGAATGCACCCAGCGTAATGCACCCAGTGGGATCGTTTGCTTCGCCGTCTTTGTAGCCACAGTCGTAGCTTTGAATGATGTACTCGAACTTGGGATAGGGCTTGCCGTCAGGCCATAGCTTGAACCACTCCCTCTTGACGATACCACCCTCTTCAGGGTCAATGATCTCAGCGTGGATTTCTTGCCTGCCTAGGTTCGTACCCTCGTATTGCAAGATCTGCTTTTGGAACGATGGTGCCAGATTCTTCATGTTGCTGTACGTGCTGGCGCGTGTGATCACCACGTCGTCACCCTCACGGTCAATCAACTCCATCACCACCTCTTTGGGTTTTGGAGTTGTAGAGCATATGAGCTTAGTCCGCTGGCCTAGTCGAATGCCGAACTGGATCATGTCCCATGACTCGCGCAGGTACTCCCACGCCGCTAGCTCATCCAGCCATCCACCGTGGAACTGTGGGCCCCTGAAGCGCTCTGGCTCCGACGCTGGTATGCCCTTGATGAAACTCCCATTGATCAGGTGGATCTCATGCAGGCTGGAGTTGTACTTTTCGATCAGGACGGGTGGAATGATCTTGATAAGCCCTGAGTCACCTTCAAAGCACACGCCTTTGAGGTCACCGCTAGTAGGGGCTGACACCAGCCATCGTGTGTTGGGTTGCTCCCATGCCCACCATGCAAGTGTCTCAGCCGCCGCTCGCGACTTGCCTGCACCCCTGCCAGCTAAAATTAACCAGCAACTCCACCAGTCACCCGGCGGCTCCACTTGGTGCTTGTGCGCCTGCTCGTGGAGCCACTTCAACTGCCAATTGACCACCGCCTGCTCAGTCGGGTGTAGCTCCTCAAAAGTCTTCTTGGTCTTGGGGTCAGCCAAGATTTCATCAAGTGCGCTCATTCAGCTTGGCGTTGCATCTTGATTGACTTGAGCAACTCACCGAACACGCTCACGTTGTGCTCGATCACCAACGGTCTGTTGTCGTCACCCACATGCTCTTGACGCGCCAACTTGGGTATGTGGTACTCCACCACCGACTGGAACATGTCAAATGCCTTAGCTGGGTTTGGCGGCACAACGTACTCGCCATCCTTATCCTGAACACCCTCAGCAACTTTGTCGAGCCATCCAGTGAGCCTGTGAGCGTTTCCATCAACAAATGAGGCTATGGCCTGTCTTGCTTCCGTTGACGCCTTGTTGGGCGTTCCAGCTACCCTGCCGCCTGTTTTCTTGCCTTCCATGTCATGCTCCTCTAAAGTCGTCTACAGTAGACTGTACGTTAGTATTCGCTAACATTCTTGATGTGATTTGCATATATGTCCTTTCACGCAATTGTTTCAGCGCATTACATAGGACGTGAGTTTAACCTGAAGTTTTGTTTTGTGTGAAGTCTTCTGTTTCTACTGGGATATCGCGCCATTCGCCTTTGTATTTGTAGGCGATGTACGGCTGTCCTCTTTCATCTGTTTGGCGGGATGTTTCCATGATGTCTGGGTTTTCCCACCATTGTTGGAGCTTATGTACATGCCTTACGCCTAAAAACCTATGTCCATCTGCAGTGTAATGACCTGTTTCAAATGTTTCTGTTCCATTTACAAAACGTAGCTTTGGTGTTGGTGTCATTTGCTTGCCTTACCTGCTTTGTATCCTTTGTTGTATTCCAGTTGGAGTCTGTATTGGAATACTGTGCTGATGTTGTCCATGAACACGATTGCGCTCTCGTCGGCGTTTCCCTCGAATGTTAGGTGTGCGCCACTGAAGTCCATTGCGCCTATCTCCACGCCATCTGAGTTCATGAACACAAGCCTGTTGTTTCGCTTTGGGATATTAAAACCGCTAAAGGTGTAATGTGGGCCTTCGCTCATGATGTCCTCACTCTGGTGAACTGTTCAAGATGCGGTGCTCTGCCCATCGCTTGTAGCTCTTGAGTTCTTTGTTCTCAGCTTCTAGGCGCTCTACCTTGCTCTGCATGCTCTTGAGGCGGCTCATGGCTTGGTCTATCCAATCCTTCACCTCCATAGGCATGCTGAACTCTTGTTCGCGTTTCACCACCTTTTTGGGTGGAACATACTCCAGTACCAATTTCTTGGCTGGTGCCTTTTTGACTGGAGTAAACTCCACTTTTTTCTTCGGCGCGGCTTTCGCCGCTACCTTCTTTGCTGTTGCCATTAGTGTCCCTTTGAAAGTTTGAATTGGCGCTCACGGATGGCATCGATCTCCGCCCACAACTTGATGTAGTAGGGATCGTCCGTGGACAAGTGATTGTTCAACTGCAACGTAGTGTGGCAGTCCTGCAATGCGCGTAAGCACATGCTGGAGTCGTACTCCCTGAACTTGTTAACGCAAGTCTCGCGTAGTTGTCCGTAGTTCATTCTGTGTATCCCTTCAAGTATGCGCGGACAACGTCCATGTCTCGTGCAGATACAGTCCATGAATCAGCGTTGCCGCCGTCGAGGATCAAGCCGCCCTCACCCTTGCCAGAATAGCCGTCGTTGCCCAAGATGGTGCCAACGTAGTAGCGAGTGATGAACTGCCCAAACTCCGTGTGTGGATAGCGAGCATCATAGAACTCCACCAAAGGCTTGTCGCTCTCATTGGTGAGGCAGAAGTCACGACCGTACTTCATGCCCTTGTCAACTACGCGAATGTTGTATTTGTCTACTGTGATCATGGTAATTTCCTTTTAAATAAACCTGCTAAATTTGCAGTGAAATAATTCTAACATGGAATTAAAGGAGGGTGTCAACCCCCCTCGTTTTTTAGAAGTGTGGATCGTAATAATGTTCACGCATGCCCAAGATCAAACCACCACTACGGCGTTGCTTGAATCTGCCTGTTGCTCCGTTGATGTAACCGCGAACCCATTTGCCTGTCTTACGATCCATGCGATACATGTCAGCGTATCCGTAGGGGTTTGGCTCGAAGGTGTAGACGGCACTGCCATCGTGTGCGCTACCAGAGACACACGTCACTTTGTCTTCCATGACGTTGATCTCGTATGCCCACACTTTGCTCTTCAACTCAGTAACCTTTGTCACCGTTGCGGCGTGGCGATCACTCCATGATAATTTTGTAGCGCCCATGCCAACTGTTGGTGCTGGAGCGCCGACTGTCATGCGGCTGTACATGTGGTTAACGAGACTGCCTGTTTGTGTACCGAAGTTCATAATGTTTCCTTTTTAAACCTGCTAATTTTGCAGTGATGTAATTCTAACTCCAAATTAAAGGAGTTAGGAAGTAGGGACTTTCCCTAATACGATTAAATTTGATAAACAGCCAATCTGCCGGGGTTGTGCCACTCTGCAAACAGGCCCATACCGATCAGCGTATCGCGTAGCTCAGGCTTAATGCTGTCACCCCATATGCGAGCGCCATCGTAGTAGTTCACCCAGTTGGATGATCCCTCGTCCTCAGCACTGATGCTGAAGTTACCGTTGTCGTCGTGGTGCTCGTAGACGGGTACACCCATCTTGGTTAGCTTGTTGAAAGCTTTGATGTAAATGCGCTTCATGCGGCCTCCATGCTCAGTGGTTGAAGTTTGCCCAATGCCACCTGCTCGCGGTAGGCATCCAGAATGAATCCGTCCATCCTGTTCTCAATGGCACCCTCAGTCAACGACGACACCAAAAAGTTGGTGCGATAGTTCTGCTTAATCTCGCGGGGGACGCCGGGAATCCTGAACAATGTGCTGAACTCGCGAGCACGGTTGCCCAGACCGTTGTTGTAAAGGTCGTAATAGCAGTTCTGCGCCCTTCTGAAGCGCTCTAGCGCCTTGTTGGTGGTCTTGCCCTCAGGAACCTCGCCAATCGCTGGGATAAGCCCCTGAAGGGCTTCTGCGATGGTTTGGTAGGTGCCTTGTTCGTTCCAGTATGTAGCCATGATGTTTTCTCCTGTTGTTAAATTAAAAACCGTAGTTGTCAGCACAGATGGGGCCAATGCCACGAGCGATGCTGTCAGCGTCTGTCAATGCACGTCCGCAGATGGAGCAGGCACCAAATTTCTTGCCGTAAGCGATAGCGGCTTGTGCTGGATCGCTAGCCACTGCCACGATGCGCTCTGAAGCCTCTGGAGTGCATTCGCGTGATGTGAACAAGCGACCACCCATGACCTTACCCAAGTACAAACCGTCTTCTTTGTTTTTGATGTAGATGGCACCAGCGTTGGCGCTTGTCTCAGCGGCTGGGCTGAACACAAATGTGTCGAGGCGCAACTTGGGGCGCTTCACGCCTGCTTGCTTGGCGTTGTTGAATGCCACCTCGATGGCTTCCACAGTCACCACTGGTGCTGTCTCGATACGAGCGGCTTTCTCTGCGGCACGTTCTGCCATGAATTGTGCTGATTGCAGAGTCAAGCGCTGTACTGTCTCGAATTGCTTTTCTGTGAGTGAACCAAACTTGTTGAGAGCTTCCAACATAGCGCCAGCGAATGCAAACTTGGCGGCACTGCTTTCCATCCATGCGGCTTCTGCTGGGTTGGCATCTTTCCACTCTTGCGCAGTGGTGGCTTTGGCTTGTGCCACAGCAACAGCACGTTTTTGTGAAGCCATCTTTGCTTTGAGGCGCGTGGCTGGTGATGTCTTGAAAGACAACTTGCCTTTGCCCTTGCAAGCGAAGCACTCGCCTGAGCGAACGTTGATGTAACCGAAGGTGTAGCGACCAGTGCCGTTGCACTTGGTGCAAGCTTGCTCGAAGTAAGTAACTTCGGAAGTTGTGGAGTTGGCTGGTGCGCCGAAGTCCAAGTCGTTGGACATGTCGTCGAAGGGATTAGATGCTGTGTTCATAATTTGCTCCAGTAATAACCTGCTAATTTTGCAGTGAGTGAATTCTAACACGAAGTTACAGCAAGTATTTAATAGGGACTTTCCCTAATACCTTTTTTAGTGGGCTTTTGCCTTGTCTAGCTGGGGATCCATAAATGCTTTGAGCGAATCCACTAGAGCTTCTCCATTCTCAAAATGCAGAATCATGGCGGTCAACACAAAGGTGACCCCCATGTCAAACCCTTGGGCGTAAATAAAATCTTTTTCTTCTGTTTCTGTGATTTTCATTGCATCTGACTCGGTATACGGTTGTAGACGGCTTTAGCGGCGTTCATGAGGGCTGTGGCTACTTCCCCCTCATCTTCCTGATTCGCAAGCTCTGCGACCAGTCTAGAGCACTCCTTGCGCTCAATCATGATGGCTCGCTTGCTCGTCTCGATAGCCACCGTCATGATCTCCGCTTTGGCAATCGCTATAGCGGCGTCAAACTCCTTCTGGGTGTAGAACTCCACTGCGCCGGCGGTGCCTAGCAGTTGGCGAGCGAGTTGGCTTACTTCTTTGGTCATTTGAATTTCCTTACGAGTTCAATAAATTTCTCAGGTGGTGGTGGTGCCATGTGCTCGCTGGGTGGAGTCCACCCAAACTTGCGCCAGATAGCCTGCACGTCAGATCCAGACTCCCACTTAAAATCTTTATTGGGTGTCGATGGATAACTGATCTTTGAATACGGTGGTAATGCGATCTTGCTCATGCTGTCACCTCTTCCAAAAGTTTTGTTAATGCTTCCAACATAGCCTGCGCTTGCTCGCGAGTCAATGATGTGCCAACGTGGTGGTTCCTGCCGTGGATTGATAGCCATACGCCACCGTTCTCCCAAGAGTCCAAAAACATATTTTGGTCACCGTTGTGTTTGATTGTGTATTCCATCTTGCTCTCCTTTGATGGGGGCCGAAGCCCCTGTTGGTTTAAATGATTCCGTGAACTGGAGTAAGTTCCACAACACTTGACTCATCCTTCAAGTACTGTGGCAATGCGTCGTATGCAGTCTTGGCTTTTTCTTCAGAGTCAAAATTGCTTTTGTAACTAAGTTCAAACTTCAACTCAGCCTGCAGTTTCCTAAGAGTGGGAAAGTACTTGTCCTTCGCTATCTTGCCCCGAAGGGAGAAAGAGTCAATCTGAATTGCCCAATAGGTCTTGCCTGTTGTGACCTGTGAATCAGCTTTGTCTGAGGCGTATGTCTTACGTGCTGTCATGTCGCTCCCCTTATGCCGTAGCCGCAACTTTGATCACGGCGATAGAGTCGCCACGGAACTGCTCTGCTTGCTCTGCAGTGATACCGAAGTGCTTGAGCAATGCTTCCATGTCGATGGTGCCTTTGCGGTTCTCGATGGTCACGCGAACACCGTACTTCTCACCACGGTGCTTGCCTTCACCGAAGGTGTTAGCAATGTTGTCTTTGAGTTCTTTGACCTGAGCAGTCAAAGCTTTTTGTTGACGATCCAACACGGAGAGTTGGTCGATGGGGTTGAGTAAAGACTCAACTGTTGCTACTGCT